CCGCCTCGCGTGAGTGTCGTCCGTCACGCCGTCGAATTCGATCCCGTGGAGCGTCGCATAGACCACGGTGAGTTGGGTGGACTGGTTGACCGCGAAGGCGATGGCGGTATTGCGGGCGATGACTTCCGCCGCGTCGGCCGCCGCGCGGGCCGTTGCCTCCGCCGTGATTGCCGTCGCGCGGGTGGTCGCCTCCGTGGTGATCGCCGTTGCGTTGGCCGTGCTGGCGGCCGTGTTGGCTACTTCCGCCGCCGTCGCCCGCGTCTGCTCGGCCAGGACGGCGGCATTGCGGGCGATGACTTCCGCCGCGTCGGCCGCCGCGCGGGCGGTCGCCTCCGCCGTGATCGCCGTCGTGTTGTTCCCGCTGCTGCCAGCGATGGCCGCCTCGGCCGCCAGTGCCCGTGTCCTCTCCGCTGCGACGGCCGCCGCCGCCGTTGCAAAGTCCTGCGCCAGCGCCGCGTTGACGGCGCCATTGATCGCCGTCGGCGTGACTTGCGGCGCCCCGGGTGAGGTGGATGGCCCAACAAGGGCAATGGTTGCACTCATGCCAGCGCGCCCCCGAACGTCATCCGTTCCGCCCGAACCGCCAGTAGTTGCGAGTACATGCCGGCGTTCTCCTGTGTCGCGCGCTCGAACACTTCCGGGGCGGATTCATAGCCGGCGTATTTCAGCATCGCGCGGTAGACGATCAGCATGTGGAAGCGCGTCGGCAGGCCGAGCGGCACATCGGCATCGACGACCATCTCCTGCGGTGCGACGAAGTAATCACCGGTGATGGTGTATTGATCGTTCGGCGGCGGTCCCAGGTTGAGCGACTGATCCGGCCCGATCGCGATGGCGACAGGGCGGGTCTTCACCGTTCGCATCGCACCCAACATGTAGCCGTTGCGCCAGGAGTCGAACGGGATCTCGTCGAGGAACATCTCGTTGATGAAGCCGACGCTGGTGGTGAAGTTGCGGAACGCCTCGCGGTCCCACTTGCCGAACGCATCGACCGCGACACCCACTGTTCCTGGCCCGACGCCGAGCGGATAGCTGGCCTGCCCGGCGATGGTCTGGAAGGACACGCCAGCGCCGAGGATGTTGCTGCTGCGCATCCACGTCCAGTCGTCACGCTCCATCTGGATGTCAGTCCAGGCATCCCCTACCCAGTTTACGATGCGCCCGGTGCTGCCCGAGGCGTCCGTGACGGTCGGCATCGCCGATTGGATTGCTTTATTGGATGCCACGCCGCATTCGACGGCCGCGCGTTGGCAGAGGGCGAGGAAGTTCATGCGCCTTCATCTCCAAACCATGCCCAGTCACCAGTTACGGCGGCGCATTTCTTGGACCCAGGCTGGCCCGCGCGGGCTCGCGTCTTCGATAATGGAGAAGCTGTGAACGGGGCTGGTGAAGCGCTGCACGATGTTGTGCGGCCGCTCGCTCTCCATCTCCTGCACCTTCGTATGCACCGTATCGATCTTGGCTCGAATGATGACTTCAAGCACCTTGCGCTTGACGATCAGCACGTGCCCGACCGGCAGGTAGCCGATTTCATCCCAGCGGCCGTTCTGGAAAACTTCAGCACGTTTCCCGTTGACCCAAATGGGAAAGGACGTCGCCGCGTTCTTATCGGAGTTTGGTTCAAGGCGGATGGTGACGGGCTCCTCCATGAAGGCGAGTTTGTCCAGATAATCGGCGTTGCCGATCTGCTCGCCGATGATCACGTCGCCCGAGTAGGTGGAGGCGTCGTCCGCGATCGGCGCGCGCTGCTCGATCGGCGGCAGCTTGTTGCTGTGCAATTCCTGGCGGGCCATGGATCAGTGCTTTCGTGGAAAAAGCCGCCCGGCCTTGTTTGCCGGGCGGAAGTTTGCGAGGGATAGGCGCGACCAGATCGCGCTGCGACCGTCAGCGCGACGGCGGATCGCCCGGCGAAGAACCGGGCAATGGGGGTATGGGATGGCGAAGGATCAGGGAACCTACTGGACGCCGGACGGATGGGTGCGCGGCGACGTGCCCGATGCCTGGGCGCTTTATATGAGCAGCGAGGGGGAGCCAGGCTTAGGAGCCTACGAAACCATCCGGTGTGACGAAGAATATCGAAATGCGAGTGTCCGACTCATGCGTCACCGTAGCGATGGTGACTTGGTATTAGAGTTGTGGATGGCTGACTCGTCTATCGCGACGGTTTTTGTCTCTGCCGATTGCGGCGACGTTTTCCTGATGACCGAATACTTACGGATCACCCGTGACGTCATGACCGACCATCAGGATACGCTTGATGCTCTACAAAAGGCGTTCCTCGCGTTCATCCGCCATGGTCACGGCCGGGAGACGGTCACGGAATATGGACAAACCCTGGAAGAAGCCGCCCGCGAGCGACAACATTACGCCGAGAGGAAACGCCGCGACGTGGAAGCCGCTAGGAAGCAGACACAATGAACGAGTTGGTAGAGCGCGTGGCGCGGGCGATTCACGGCGTCGATCGGTCGATCATGGCGGCCGGAGGCGCGGGGGGAACGCTCACCGAATGGGAGACGGAATCGGAAAGCGCGCGGCGCCTCTACCGGTTACACGCCAAGGCCGCTATCGCCGCGATGCGTGAGCCGACCGAGGCGATGGTGAGGGCCGGTCTGCGGTCAGATGCTGCCAACTGCCTCAGTTCCCATGGGCCTAGCGCCAGAGCCGGGCGCCTCGACGTGTGGCGGGCCATGATCGACGTGGCGCTGAAGGACTAGCGGGATAAAGCGATGGGGCGCGACCGGTTTGGAGAGGTCGTATGGCTGCGGAAGGAAACCCGCCTTCGGCAAAGGCGAGCCGCAACTGTCAACTTGGGAAGTCGGCTTTGTGTCCAGCATCCAGCGACTTGCCGAAGACGAGCATGGCCCCCTCCCGAGCGCCAAACAGATCGAAATCATCAAGGCGATCATGCTCAAGGTCGATATGCCCGTCGCGGAAAGCCCGGAGTTGGACGAACCGACTGACCAGTCGCTGGAAGCACCCTAAAATCCGGGTGCCTCCAGCGCCTTGATAGGCCGCCTACGACGCTTGCGGGCGGTTTGGCAGTTGAGCGACGTTCTGGAATGTCGTCGCGACGACACCCGTTGCCGCCCAGGCGCCCGTCCCAGGCGTCCAAGGCGCTGCCGATGGCGCCGTGCTCACAACGGTATAGGCCAGCGGGCAAAAGTCGTTCGGCAGCCCCGGAAACTGCGGATCGTTGAGCAGCGAGCCGGGCACCGCAGCAAGGCCCACGTTGATCGGGATCACCTTGCCCTGGCACATTTGCAGCGCGCCCGCCTGGTTGACGCCGAAGACCAGCGAGCAGCACTGATTCGGCATCAGCGGGACGAAAGGCTGGCCGGTCGCCGCGTCCACAGTCGGGGTGACGGCGTTGGTCTGCACGGCGAGCGGCGTGGTCCACTTGCCGTTGATCGTGGCGCCGGAGACGATCGCCGTGCTGGTGAATGTCGAGGTGGTCCCGGCAACCGCCCCCACTTTGACCAGGTTCGCCGTAAGGCCCTGGTTGAAGTTCATATTGTCCATGGTGGTGGTGTTCCTTTCAGTTCAGCACGGTCGGGTCGAAGGCACCGATCGGGCTCACATAGACAGTGGTGGCGGTGTCGAGAGGGGTTGTGCCGCCGACAAACGCGCCGGCGTTGGTGATGACCAGAAACCCGATCAACGCTTTCTTCACCGGAAACTGCGGCCAAATGACCGCGCCGAGCGTGGCGCCAGGCGTGCCGCCGGCAACCGTTAAGACCCCGGCGCTGTCCACGAAGTAGCAGGCGACGTTGAAGCCGGCCGCCGGTGCCGCGATCCCGGTCAGTGCCGGCAGCGCGGTTCCGGCCGCGACCTTCACCAGCACGCCGCCGACCGTGGCATAGAAGTCGGCCGCCCCGATTTTGGGGAAGGCGGCGCCGGCGCCATTGATGACCAGGCCAGCGGTGGTCAGCGGTTGCGACGAGTAGCGATCCACCAGCGGCGAGAAAAGACGCTGAAGGAGACTGCCGTCCTTCGGAGCCGACCAGCCCTGGAGGAACCTGCTAAATGTGTCCAACATCAGACAAGCACCTTCGAGCCGGTGTAGCCAACGGCCATCCACCCCTGATTTTCTATGAGGACGGATTTCCACCACGCAGTACCGATATAGCCGCGTTGCCCCAGCGGATCGGCCTTGGACTTCTCGCCAGGCGGCAGGAAAGTCGGCGAGAGGCTGTCCTTGCCGCGCAGGGCGATCTGACCCCAAGCGTCCTGGGCGGTGACGATGAAAGGATAGACGTCGATCGACACGCCGGTTGTGGAATACAGGCCGGTCGCACCGATCGCCGCGCCGCCATCCTGGATCGAGGGCAGATCCGGCGAGGTGATGAATCGAAACCGCTCGCACTTGCCAATTTCGTTCTGGATAGGCGTGCCACTCGCGTACGCCTCGGCCGGCACGAAGTTCGGCAAGTCGCGAATGTCGGGCTCCAAGTCGGTGTGGCAATAGACCGTGTAACCTTCCGCCACTGGATCGGTGCCAAAGTTCGGGCCAGCCTTCAGCATCTTGTTCACCGGCTTGCCGTGATTGGCTTGGAGGTTCTTCGCAATCTTGCGCACCATGCCCAAGGTCATGCCGCCGTTCACCGTGGCGATCGACGTTCCCGCCCCGGCGTAATACGCATTGGTGCAGCCGCGCAGCGCGCCCCAGATGATCATCTCGTTGACGAACGTTACCCGCTCGCCAACCTGCTCTATCATGGCCTTAGGAATATCGTCCTCATAAAGATCAGCAGTTTTATCCGTGAAGCCGTACAAGCAGCCGAACTGTTGGACAACGACGGTGAGGTCCAACGGCACAATGCTGTCTGGCGGCGGCGTCACACCTTCCTGGATCTGGTGCGCCTGGGTGATGGCGTTGCCGCGATCACCGGTTCCGTTCTGGAAGAACTGGTTCTGGCTCGATGCCGAAGCAGCGGTGGCACCATAGGGGAGCCAGCGGCGAGCAACATACGTATCCGAATTGTTGCGCGGCATAGGAATTTGCCGACCCGTCTTGCCCAAGACTTCCATCGGCACGGCATGGGCGAGGATTTCACC